CGGCCAGGATCACGGCCACGATGGACAGGCCAGCGGTCGTGATCGGCTCGGCCATATCCGGGGCGATCTGACGGCCCAGGATGGTGGCACCAAATGTCACGATGGCGGCCCAGGTGGATTTTTCAGACAGGCGGGCAAGTACCCAATCAAGAATGGTGTTGAAGTTCATTGCATGGTTCCTTTCTTCCAGGCGTTCACAAATTTAGAAACAGTCCCCGCCCCGCCCGCGTTGTAGGTGCGAACCCACACAGCGGCCAAAGCCTCTACGTCGTCAGCGTCGGGGAGTGGCTTGGGGTCGTACCGATACCGAATCCGCGCAATCGCACAGCCCAACTGATCGTTGTTCCACAACTGATCGACGGGGGGCATGAGCGGGGTAAGTAGGGAATTGACGCGGGCTAATAGTGACTGCCGGGTTTTCAGATAGCGCCCGTAAACGTCATGGAAGGTTGCGGGTTCGATCTGAAAATATCCCCGCACAGGACCGCCACCGATTTGCTTGCGATGCTCTAGGCCGGATTCCACTAAGGCCGTGCCGAGCATTAAGTTAGACGCAGCGGGCGACCACAGATCGAGAAGGTGCAGCGTCGGGTCGATGATGGCGGCGCGGAAGCCCTTTGGCGTCAATTCATGGATTCCAGAATGTCCCGCTCGGCAAGTTTGAGCATGAACAGAAGGTCTGCGGCATCGTCGGTGGAACTCACCCATACGACTTGGCGGATGCCGATCCACCCGACGACAAGAACGCTGTCCAGGCCCATCGCCTTGGCGTTATCGAGAACCGTGTCGGGGTCAATGTCGTCTCGATCCATGCCGCTCGCAAAGTCCACAACGTCACCCATTAGCAAACCCTCCGGCTGATCGCCTTGACGCGGATTCTCGGCTTGGGCCGAAGGTCAAAACCCATCGGCTGTTTCTTCGGGATTTCGGTTTCGTCGTGTTCGGTGAGTTGTGAAATCGTGCCGGTAAGCTGCGGCTCCCAATATTCCCATGCGTCGTCATCATCGGGTGCCATACATCAATTCCGCCAACTCTCCCGCCACCGCGCCATAGCCGATCAAGTCAACGTAATCGTCCACATTGTGCGAACCGCACTTGGTCCGCCCGATCTTCAAGAGCGCCATCATCAAAGCCACGTCCAGCGGGGAAATCTCCCTGCCCAGATACGCGGACCACAGCGAGGCGATGTTTTGATGATTCTCTAGCTTGGGGCCGTGGGTTTGTTCGCGGTCGCCTGATACGAGGTCGGTTGAGGTTTTCAGAAGTTCACTCGCCCGCATCGACTTGCTCTATCAAGACGGAATGAGCGTGGTGGTGCCCCATGTCCTGCCCCTCGATAAAGCGCCAGCCGTCAGGGATGGGTTTCCCGATGGGCCAGTATTTGACTACACCGTATGAATCTTCCCCCGGAACTCCACTTCCCCATCCGTCAAGACATGCACTAGCTCCGGCCACAGCAACCTTCCTTTGTGAAAAGTTAAAACAGCAAAGCCCGAGCGGTGATTGCGCGGGTTGTCCTCTTGGTATTCAAACTGCGGCCCGAACGGATCGGCCAGCGTTCCGGTGTCCACGCCGAAGCGCGTTCCCGTGTAATCCGTGTATGGAGTGACCTTCAGCGAATGAAGGTGACCCGTGACGGTGCTTTTGCCAGCGGTGAGCGTATTGTTATGAGTCGCATGAACGCCGCCCTTGTAGCGGTGCTTAATCACAACGTCCTCATTGACCCATACGGACCAGCACGGCTCCCAATCCGCTCCGAAATGATCCCGAAGATGCACGCCATTGATGCGGGCAAACTCGGGGGCTGCGGTTGCAAGGCGTGTCTCGAAACGGGCGTCGTGATTACCGAGCGGCCAGAACCGGCGAGCCTTGAAGGCGGCTTTTTGAATCTCGCCAAGCCGCTCTTGGACCGCCTCGATTTCCTCTTTGACGGTCGGATGATTCTCCCACCCGATGGGCGGATGACGGGAGATAGCTGCCCCGTCGAGCATATCGCCGTTCATCACGACAGCCTTCGGCTGAAGCTCTTTGCAGAACTTCACGAAGGCGCGGTGAGCGGTTGACACTATGCCGGGCCAGTAGTGGGCATCCGAACCAACCAAAACCACGCCGTTTTCGACTTCGCAATGAAGCCGTCCGGGGTGTTCGGTTTTAACGCGGGTTGTGCAATGTTGGTGGGGGGAGAGAAGCGAGCGTCCTATCTTCTTCTCGATAGACTCGCGGCGGGAGTAGATGGCCCGGACACCCATCCCAAGGCGCTTTGCCATTGGGTCGGCTCCGAGGGTTTCAAAGAGGTGAATAAACTCAGATTGGGGCAGCCTGGGCGCTGGCACTATTTCACCTTACGTTGTTTCAACCAACGCTTAACCGTCTCCGTCTCAAATATCCGCAAGATGGTGTAGATGATCGTGACCGCAGCCGCAGCGGCGGGCAGGTAGCCAAGCAATGCCCCCAAGGTAATACTCCCTGCGGCAATGTCCGCGACGGCCTTGATGGGCTCGCCTTCAAAGTGGCGGATAAACGTCATGTCTCTTGCCCCGGCATTGTTGGCTTGCTTCCGTTCCACACCGGGCCAGCCGAGAGGTCGCAAACCGTCTTGCCGTCCGTCATAACCAACGCAATCCAATACCCGCCGCCTCTGACGAGAAACAGGACAACCATTTCCTCATCACGATTTACCCCAACGCCCATAGGCTCGATGGAACCGCCCTTGATTGCGTCCCTCACCATTTCGGCGTCGTAACAATCGGCCTCTAGCCTTAGAGGTTCGGCAGCGTAGGCGGGCCATGAAAGGCAGAGCGCAAACAGGCACGCGGTAAACCGGGTCATGCAATAAGCCTTGCTAAAATTGTGTATGAAATCGCGGTGACCAACCCACAGCCCAACTCGGCGTAAGCGGTCCAGCCGTCGATCAGGGGGCCGAACTTGGGAACGCGGCCTTCGCCTTTTCGAGCCAGCCAGTAAACCGGACCTAGAAGCGGATTCAGCAACGCAACGCCACAGACAGACGCCATGACATAGTTAGGCGATGGTCCGGTGGCATAGCGCATGTACGGCACCTTCTCCCCCACCCACATGGCGAGGAAGAACGGACCGATGAACCAGTAAGGAGCCGATGCAGACAGGACGATCAGGCCGGACGAAATACCGGCCCATACGATGGATGCGACTTGCGAGCCGGGCGAGAACCCGACCCATCGCTTCCATACGTCCCCACCGGGGCCACCCCTGGGACAGCGATAGAGAATCAGCGAGACAAGAAGGGCGAGGAGCGTCAATTCATAATTACCCCAACAATGCCCGCCTGGTACGTCGTCGCTAGGGCGTTGTCGCCCTTCCATGACGCCGTTGTGGCGTTCGCGTCCGCGTATTCAAGCCAGGACAGGTAATGACGCCCAATGCCGGGGAAGCCTTCGTAAACCGCCGTCATGCTGTAGACGTAAGACGCGCCCGCGGTGGTCGCGCCCTGCTGCGATCCGGGGTAGCTGTCCGATGCGATGGCGTTGGTTACGTCAAGTCCGATGCCGGTTGTCGTCGCCGCGCTGTTGCTATTGGTGCAAATGCCGATAGCGGTTGCGGTAACAACGTCCTCGCTAAGGCCAATGACGAACTCGATTTGATTATTGGTATTGGCGTTAGACTGCCGCCATGTGGCTGTTGCGTAGCTCCAGAGGTCCGTTGTTTCCGTGTAATTTCGCATTACGCGACGGGCGCGGTTGTACGCATTCCAGACAAACCGATGTGCCTTCTCATCGCCCGTGGTGCCGTTGGCCGATGCTCTAAACGTGCCGACATAGAGGGCGAGGTTCGCCGCGATGGACGCCGTATCGCCCGCAGCGGTTCCATACCGGAGGGTGATCGCGCCGCTATTCGTCCATCGGCCATCCTTCTGCGCGATGGCGTTGGCGCGGGTTGTGTCGTTCGTCCATGCCGGACCCGAGGCGAGTTTGATTCCGCCCCCGGTATCGACCAGGAACAAGTCATAAATCTTGCCAAGCTGATGGTATCCCGTGTGCCCGGCGTTGCTATCCAGGCTAAGGGTTAGTTCCGCGAACTGGATAACTTGCCAGCGCGTGGCGTTCCACAACGCGACGAGGTTGTGAATATGCGGGGTGTAGTAGATCGCTGTGGCGGCTGTAATGTCCGTCGTCGTGACGGCAAGGCCGGACGTAAGGGTCAGCCTCCCGCCTGGGGGAGTGGTGCGGCCAATCCAACCGCTGGCCTTGGCAACCGTCAGAATCTTCGTGGTGTCGGTGGCGGCGACCGCCTCTGCGTCGGATGCGAGCTTGGCAATGCCCTCAACCGACTCCGACGCGCTCGAAACCGTGCTGACGTTCGCAATCGGGGAGGTGATCTGAAATTGCGTGCCGTCATAGACGATGGTGACGACTTGGGTGCTTACAATGTCGTTTGCAGCAAGCCCGGTGACGCCGGACGTGCCGATTTTCTTAATCTCTTTCGCGCCGAGGGTATTGATATTGACGGTCGCGGTCGTGGTGTTGGCGAAGTTCGCGCGGAACGTAAAGACTTCGCCCGTCGTATAAGCCGAGGGCGCAACCGTGTAGCTGAGGACGTAGGCGTTAGCCGAACCAGTGGAGGCAATCGTCCCGTTGGCCCGATCCCAAAACCGCTTCAGCGCGCCCATGTTGGCGCGGATAACGTCGTTGACGCCCGAGGGGGCCATCCCCTCCGGAGCGCCATTGGGGGCGGCGGAATTGTTGCTTGCGTCGGTCTGCGACCAGTTGGACGCGCTAATGTCAGCCGTTAGGGCGTAGTGATACCCCGCGACAGCGAGCATCGAGGTCAGCAGGAAAATCGCTAGTCTTTTCATTAAGTTACCCTTGATATGAAAAAACCCCACCAGAGGGGGCGGGGCTTGTGGTAGGCTATGGTTATGTATGACCAATCAGGGCCGCAATTCAGCGGTATGGGAAAG